TATATAGTTGCTCGTTCACACCAATCCAATAACGACCTGGACCCAATTGCTCGGAGTCAACACCTTTGTCACCCCCTAATAGGTGAACTTTAATACCGACTTCTCCGACGTTTACGTTTGAACAACCAGTTATCAGTGTCGCGATCGCTGTTGCAAGTAATATCTTCTTCATGTGAACTCCATCTTCTGTAATAATATACAATAAGCCAATATATGCCTACCGCTGGTAAAACTGTTACCATGTATAACAACGTAGTGAATATTGCTGAAAACACCACACACATTATAAATGTCATTTTATTTCCATTTTGCTTTTGTACATAAGTGCCAAACAATAATTGGGTCAACCACAGCTATTAAAAAACAACCTAGTGTAAATTCAAGCCAGTTATTAGATGAAAGATAATACGGTAATGCAAATATGAATTGTAGTCCAAATAGCAACACAACGCCAAGGACTTTAAAGTATAGCTTAAGCATGTTTGATCTCTCTAATTAATATCGAGATCGTATTATAACCTATCTAAACATTTAAATCAAGTACATTATTGGCTCAGTTTACGTTTGAGTCTTTCCGCACCGGTTTTTGCAATATTTTTCAATTTATTCATTTGACTAATATTACCAAATTGTTTTGTAACATCACCTGGTGTAATGTCTTGATGCAATACAGTTGTGTTTTCTGCTTCTCTAGCATTGTATGCACGTTTTGCAGCAGCAACCGCTTTTTTATCGGCAACCTCATCACCACCACCGTCATCAAGGTAATGTGGCGCCATAACAACAATATTCAACGGAGATATACCTGCGTAGAAAATTGCTTTAACAGCATCTCTAACAGTTGCTCCGGTTCCAATATTATCATCAACTAAAATAATATTTTTACCTTCTAACTTGTCATATAGTTCATCATGTAAAACCATGTATGCACTAAATGCTTTACCGTTATTTACCTCAAGGTTTGCATAATAATTATGCACTTTAAATGGATCATTAACTGCTTGATTAATTAATTTTGTTACACTAGCGACAAACGCCGCACGCTTACTATCAATTTGTGCTTGTAATCGTAATGATTCAAGTGTAGCTTGACCAGCAGATATCGCGTTCACATTTTTTACAATCTGATCAATATCATCAGCAACATGATCCTGCGCAGCAAGATACGTGGTCACAATATGTAAGTCTTTTTCAATACTTTTAAAATTTGCAACATCGTATGTAGGTAACGGGATGGCTTTTAGTACTGCTACCTCATCCTTAAACTTTCTACGTAACTCTTTATACTCTGCTGTTTTAATACACGCAGTAAACGATGTGTATCGTCTACGACACGCAGTAATTTCTTTAAGTGTAGCACTTACAGCAGCTTGCGAAGTAGTAATATAGTGTGTTAATGATTGTCTTAAATTTTTAAGACATAGATTAACGTGATCTTGCAATTCTTTCTTTTCCTCAGCTGTTGTATCTTTTGCTTTTGCAGCAGTAGCTGACTGAGTTCGAGCAGCCGTTAATTTTTTAATCCATGACTGCACCGCTGGATCTGCAACCATAGCGGGATCTTTTTCTAACGCAGTGGTATACGATACTGGTATACGTAATTCTTTTACGTGCGGTGAATCTTTAGTACCTTTATTATACATGTCGAACTTAGGAAAATGATTTTTCATAAACGCGCCCGTTAACATGTCAACATCCGAATGTATTGCATCACCTAATGATTTTGCAAACTTACCCACTAACCCGGAAGTAGAACCCAGTGGCACAATAACGCTATTTTGACTAAATTTTCCATCTAAGTATGGACCTAAGAATTTTCTATAAATCTGGTGAAGACGTTCACCTTCTTCATTTTCGCGTGTTGTACCTTTCCCGTACTTACTTAAACTTTGACGGTAACCTTTTGTAAATTTAAGAATACGTGCAACACTTGCATCAAGATAAGCTTGAATTTCCTCTTCAGGCATTACCTCTTTAGCGTTTCTATTCTTAACTGCAGACATAATACCCATCGTTTTTAAGGTATCTTGTACATTGCCAGGTTTCTTCTGTAATGTATATGCGTATATTGCAGTAACATGACTAGGTGGTTGTACACGTATACTGCGCAACAATTCTGCGCGTTGCACCTGAGGTAAATTATTTGCGCTGCTTTTTAGCATCTCAGTACGAGCAGCAAATAACTCCTCATCATCAGGAGTCATATCAATTCTAATCTGTCTTGAACCGGCTGCTAATTTTTCTGATGCTGCGCTGTTAAATCGATGAGTATTGATATCGTTTTCTTCGTCCCGCTCGATATCAGTGACGATTTCATTAAGTAACATTGTAAAATACCTTATAATATCTGTAAATAAGGTATTTATATTTTAAGCTTCTTGACCTCAACTGATTGATATCCAAGATCATCTACCATCTGCTTGATATCATCACAACTATACAACGGATCGTATAACTTTGCAACACGTGTAGAACATTTAAAGTATTGCGATATAACCTCTACTCTATCACTCTTAGCCTGCTTCTTGTATATCCAATTATATCGCACATTTCTGTTATTTGCAGTAACACAAAATAATTTATACAACAGTTTTGGATGATTTGTTAATTGAAAGAACCGCTTATTAACGAATTCCTGTAATAACATAATTTGCAATGGATCAGTAGAGCTACTTAACCAACTAAGCACAACATAAGGTGTAAACTGCTTACTCACCTCTGGATCTAACGACTCAAGATAATTATAGTTCTTGGCATTAATATTATTTAATACCTCAAACATATCTAACTTTACTACATCTGACATTTAATCCTCCTATAAAATAGTATTGTAGTATTAAATGCAGTGAATTGCTAGATGTGATTTTTTTCACTAGTATTAAATAATTGGATACACATCATTTTCTCTGGAAAAATAGTATACACCGGACGGTGATTAATGGTGATATATTCCGGTAATCGGGATAACTCAGCAACAATACATTTTTGCACGTTAGGTGAGAGTGCAAGATACCAATCATCAAATTTACCACTGATAATTTTTTGTTCTGCTGCGCCTTTAATAGAATAAAACCAAAGCGTGTTAATGTATTCAAGTATTCGATTTGATCCAATGATATTATCCGTTAATTCACCAGTTGCAAATAATCGATCAACCGCTGGATCAAAATCAACTCGCTCTAATAATTGATCTAAGACTGCAAACCGTCCCTGGATATTACTAACTACGTAATCATTTCCGTGATTATTAGTAGCGAGGTTATATGTTTTCATTTTGTCGTAAGCTTCTTAGTTGAAATTACCATCAGTTTATTCATTGAGTCGTTTGCTTCATCCCAGATTTTATACATCTTCTGAAGCTCTAATAAATGACCAGGTGTTAAGACCTGCATCAACTCATGTGAATATAAATTATAATAATATACATTCAGCCCTTTATCAAGTGATCGTTTAATTAATTTGAACCAGTACTTCATACCAAGCTCTGTATGTAATCGATCTGTTGTGATTGTTTGATATTTTGGAATTAAGTAATCAAATACAATTTTATTTGGCCAGGTACTAAATTGCGATTTGTAGTCGTCACCAACCCATACGAATGATTGATACACGTTGCGTCCAATAATCCTATCATTATCAACAACAACTCGTGAAACAAATCCAATACGCTTATTTTCATCATCAAATCCTACGTATTGAAAATCAAAATCTTCACCACTTGGATTCTCCATTCTCACAATATTCATGTGATCAGAAAAGGAATGAACTAATTTACTAACACGCTTACGGTAATAATGATATAAATCCCTATTAGTTGTATCGTTATTGACACCGAATGTGGTGCTAATAGGTTCAATGAGCTGTGGTGTCTCCATCAGCAATTCAGATAATAACATACATATAATCCATATGGAACATTAAACAAATATTTAGGCGCAAAAATCAGAAAGCAAGCAAGAGCATAAGAAACATACTATATTAACTTTTTTTGGGGGAAAAAATCAAGTAACTATATGTTTTCTAACGACCTTTTTTCCCTGTACTAAAGTACTAAATCAATAATACACGTTGTCTCAGTAGCGTTGACTTACAGGCGTGAATGGTTCAAGTTTGCCTCGTACAGGGTATGCGTATGCTTTATCACTCTCGGGTATGACCTCTATGTCGGTAAGGTCATCAATATCTGCCCATTCAAAGAATCCCTCGAGGTCGTGACCTTCAGCACCACCATCGTCAAACGGTATTACTACTTGTACGCCACTGACTTCCCCAGTTTCACTAGTCCAGTAGATGTCTGTTATTGGTAATCTGTGGTGAATTTGAGTACCGGGACTAATTGCTTCCGCCAGCAGCGACTGCATCTCACTCACAGTCGGTAATCGCCAGCCGGTGTCTCCATTAGTGTTTAACGATTCAATATACTCAAGAGCTTCCGGATAAGTCATCATTTCGGTTGGTATCTTATCGTGTATGTTGTCTGCATTTCTTGTAATCTTGTGGCGTAGCAGTGTCTTTGGAGCTGTATGGTAGTGGTATATGTTCAGCATATATAAGTCTCAAAAATATAAAAATAATATTGTATTTATGTAGTAGATTTTTCAATCCTGATTATCTATACTACGCGCCTCTGCATCTCTGATGCTAAATAAAATTATTTTAAAACTGACAAATATCAAATGACAAAACATATCGAAAAGAAATATCAAAAATTAGATGAGATATCGCATGTGCTTTTGCGTCCAGGTAGATATGTTGGAAGTATTAGTCCACATACAGCTAACACGTATATCGTAGCTGATGATAATCATCATATGCAAAGCAGTAACATCACCTGGTGTCCTGCATTATTGAAAATATTTGATGAAGTGATCAGCAATAGTGTGGATTTTTCTAAAACAGAATCTGGATTGCATCTAGATACGATTAAGGTTACTATTGATCAAGGCACTGGAACCATCTCTGTTTATGATAATGGTGGTATCGTTGTAGTTAAGCATAAAGAGCATGATCAGTATATTCCAGAGATGATCTTTGAATTACGTGCTGGTAGTAACTTTAATGACGATGAAGACACGACATTAACCGGCCAAAACGGTGAAGGTGCAGCATTAACATCTATTTTTTCAACAGAGTTTATCGTTGACACTGCAGATGGAAAAAATAAGTTTTTACAAACGCATACAAATAATAGCAGAAATAAAACAGAACCTATTATTAAGAAAAGTAAAGAGCATTATACAAAAATTACATTTACCCCAGATTTTCCAAAGTTAAATTTAGAAGCAATTACTGATGGTGAGTTTGCTAAGCTTAAAAAACGAGTATATGACATTGCAGGATGTAATCCTCAATTGAAAGTTTATTTTAATAATCATCGAATTGAAATTAAAAACTTTGAAGATTATATCAAGATGTATACCGATGAATATCTTTATGATAGTAACGATAATTGGAAAATTGGCATTAGTAAGTCAGATGGTGGTTTTAGCCATGTATCATTTGTAAACAGTACCGAAACTATTATTGGTGGCATGCATATTAGTTATATCGCGGATCAAATAACTAATAAACTTCGAGAATATATTCTTAAAAAACATAAAGTTCAGCTTAAACCTAGTGAAATTAAAAATCATTTAAATCTGTTTATTAACTGTAGTATTATTCGACCTAGGTATTCAAGTCAAACAAAAGAAGATTTGATTACAGAGATCAAAAACTTTGGAACAACATTTGAGGTTTCTGATAAATTTGCACAACGAATCATTAAATCTGAAATAGTAGAAAGTATTCTAGATTGGGTTAAAGCTAAAGAAAATGCTAACCTACAAGCTGATTTACGTAAGTTAAATAAAACATCTGATAAATTAGATCCAAGTCGAATTATTAAGCTAATTGATGCTGTTGAAAAGAAAGATAGAGCTAAATGCATATTGTTTTTAACTGAAGGAGATTCAGCTAACAAAGCTATCAGTAGTGCTAGAGATCCTCAGATTCATGGAGCATTTCCATTAAAAGGTAAACCGTTAAATGTAGTGAATACAACTGCTAAAAAATTAATGGAAAATGAGGAGTTTAAAAATATCTTGACCATCACTGGATTAAAGTTAGGTGAAAAAGTTACAGATATTAAACAACTACGGTTTGGAAAAATATGCTTCTTAACTGATCAGGATCTAGACGGTACGCATATCTCTGGACTGTTAATTAACATGTTGTTCACGTTCTGGCCTGAGCTGTTTAAACTAGGTGTTATTCATAAGTTTAGAACACCATTAATTAAAGTTACGTGCGGTAAAGATATTATTGAGTTCTATGATGAACAAGACTTCCATAAGTGGAAGGATAAGAACAACAAAAAATTCACATCTAAGTATTATAAAGGGTTAGGTACTAGTACTGCTGCTGACTTTAAAGGATATCTTGCAAACTTTGATAAGAACTTAATTAAGTACGAAATTGAAGATCAGCATGATGAAGATGCAATTAAGTTAGCATTTAGTAAAGATACAGGTAAAACTGGTGAACGTAAAAATTGGCTAAACATATTAAGTGGAGATGATTAATGGCATACTTTTCAGCTAAACGATATACAATACATTCAAACCCAACTCGCGTTGTATCAGGTCATATTAGATCATATGATGTGGATAATGGTATAATTACTATCACCTTTAAATCTGGTGCATCGTTGCGATATACGGTATTAGCTAATATCGATGATCCTCTTGAACAAATATCATACTTTGAGCAAGAAGAATACGACCAATTTATTGAATTCTTACAAACTGAGTGCCCTAATGAAGATTAAACATTTTTTCGATAACGAATTTAAGCAATATAGTATTGCAGACTGTGTTCGATCGATACCCTCAGTTATTGATGGATTTAAACCATCTCAACGTAAGTGCATCTACGGTATGGTTAAGCGTGGTGAAAATGCTGGTGAAATTAAAGTAGCTCAAGTATCAGGTTTCATTAGTCAAGTAACTGATTACCATCACGGTGAAAACAGCTTAAATGAAACTATTGTCGGCTTAGCACAAAACTACACTGGTAGTAACAACTTGAATTACTTTAAGCCAAATGGTCAATTTGGAAGTCGATTATCAAGTGATGCATCTGCTCCTCGTTATATCTTTACTGAGTTTACAGATAGTTTTAGAAAGATCTTTAAAAAAGAAGATGATATCATTTTAAATCATTTGGATTCTGATGGTCAACAGATCGAACCAGAGTACTATCTACCGATTTTACCAAATATATTGATTAATGGTTCAAGAGGGATGGGTACTGGTTATGCTACGCATATCTTAAAACATAATCCCATTGAATTGCGTGATAACATCTTATCGTTATTATCAAATGAGTCACCTAATCAAATTTTACCATGGTATAATGGATTTAAAGGTGCTGTAACTGCCAACGGTGAACAAATCATTAACACTGGTGTTTATGAGATGATTAACACCACCACCATACGTGTAACTGAATTACCTATTGGTTTATATCAAGATGATTACAAAGCACATTTGATTAAGTTACAGGATGCTGGAATTATTAAAGATAGCGAAGATAAGTCAACTGAATCATCATTTGATTTTATTATTAATGTACCTAGAACAACGACCCAGTTAACTCATGAAGAGATCTTAACTAAGTTTAAGCTTGTTGGTAGAGACACTCAAAACTTAACAGCATGGACGGAAGACGGACACATTAAGGTGTTTAAATCGGTTCAAGATATAATTGATTACTTTGTTGCGTTTAGATTAGACAAGTACGAAGAGCGTAGATTAAAACTATTAGAGTTGTTAAATAGTGATCTTAATTGGTATACTGAAAAACGTAGATTTATTTTGTGGTATATTGAAAACAGTAAATTGTTTTCTAGTAAGAACAAAAAAGAACTTGAAGTATTGCTAACAGAAAATGGATTTAATGATATTTCTAGTTTACTTGATATTCGATTATATAACCTAACAAAAGATGATATTAGCAAGTTAGATAAAACGATTGAGAAGACGGAAAAAGACATACAAACATTAGAAAAGACTAATTGTATTAAAATGTATAAGAAGGAATTGCAGGAGTTAGAATTATAATAAATACGTGTGTGTTGTTTCATATGGAGAGAGTGACATGGATGGTAACACGTTCGACGTTGTGCACCTGCACGCAGATGATACTGGATTTGACGGTGTAGTTCAATTACAAACAAGAGTACGTGGCGGGGCAGTTAGGTTTTATCCAAACTTGATAGAACTCGACAAATATATTTCAATTTCTTTATTAGATTTCAGTGTGGTTAACGATACAGCTAAGCTAACACCATTACAAAAAGATATGGTGGTATATTACCTGTTGAAACATTGGAAGTATATCTTACGGTTTTGGTATTATGGTCATGAAATGGATAGTTCTGAGCGACTAGAACTGTATACCGCATTTCAACCAATAACTATTGAAGAGATGTTGTCGCATAAGTTGTAAAAAAGAAAGCGGGGTATTTAGCCCCGCTCTTAGTTTAGATCTAATTATTATAGTTATGTTGGAGCTTACTGTTTAGTAACAACCCATACAAACTTTTCACCACCCATGTAGTTTACAGTGGTAGTAGCTACTGTTTGCCAGTTGTGCTCTTTCGAATATCTTGTAATGATACGTTGATATAAACTTTTTAGTTTTGCATGATCGGCTGCGCATCCAAAATACAGTGCATCTATTTTATGATCATACACGAACTTAACTAGTGTTTGCATAATGGTACTAAAAATCGCAAACGATTCAAATCTACCTGTACCAGTATCAACAGGCATACCATTTACTATTGCAGCAAACGAGAAGAAGTAGGTATTATCGGTCAGCTGCTGATCTGGGATAGCCTCATGAATAGGATTACCTTTTTCAACTTTGATCATTTGAATCGCGTACTGATTTTGACCAACTGCAAACATTCCCATGTTTGCAGGGCCCATATTCATCCAATGAACTGCCGGGATATCACGATCTTTTAATATCTCGTTAAGTAGCATTATTTTTCATCCGGTACATGATAATATTTTTTAATCAAGAAGTTTAAGAATTCAGTGTATTCTTTATTGCGTTCTTTACATAGTAACGCAATATCTTCTTTAGTAATAGGGTGATTGCCTTCATGCATAAATTCACCTTTTTCCATATGCAACTGGAAGCGGCGGCGTTTACCTTCTAGCATTGTGAAGATAATATAGAGTTTACCGTTCTCATTTTCACCATAACCACTAAAGCGCGTTTTTTCATTACCATGCTCATCGTGGCCCATTACACCTGTACACCACGCAACATCTTTAGCTGGATAGTATTTGTTTAATAGGCAACCACCAAAATACATTGCTGAAAATTTATTATCAACGGTGAATGCATGGAATGTAGCGTTAGTTGCCGGTGTACCGACAATGTTAGTAATACCAGACTCAGCTTTTTCTGAGTTTTCCATTGCAAACTTACCAGCTGTCTCTACATCTTTTTTCTGATCTTTGTCCATTTGATTGACAGATCTTTTACCAGCTAAATGTTTAACATTGTCCTTAAACTCTTCAAGTGTTTTATACATCGCGATGTCATTGTACAATTTATCAGGATTGGTATCCTTTATTTTACGCTTACCTTCTTTCAATTCTGCAAATAACGCTTTTGCAGCATCTGTATTATACCACTGTAGTGTAGACTTTAACCACTCAAAATCTGTAAAGTGCAGGTCTTTAGCTATAAACCGCTCAATCACCCAGCCTAAATTTTTTGGACTTGTATTGCTAGATAGGTATTCAATAACCTGTAGCGCTGTTGCACCCGCCTTAGCACCAGGTGGTAAATGTACTCCATTACCCGTTAACTCGTTCCATGTAGCTAATACACTTGTACCGTATCTGGTGTTTGCCCATTCTTCTTTAGCACCCTCTTCCAACAAATCAAAGTTAGCCCAGAAGTGCTCATCAAAGTCACTTTCTGTTAAAAGTCCAGCTAATTGCAAATATCTACTGTAATCTGATTTTTTGTCGCTCTCTGTCAGTGTTGTTTTGACAGACAAAACATTCACGTTTGGAGATAGCGGCGCACTCTTTACTTGGCTTTCGGTTATTACACCAGCCAACTGTAACATTCTGTCAAGTTCCATTATTTGTACCTTTTAAAAAAAATATTTAGATTATCTTTATTTATAGTGCAGTTTAACTATAAATATTTAAATATTTAAATATTTAGGTGCATACACGCAATGAAAACAGAATTATTAGTAGAAACCTTGTCGTACGAGCAAGGTCGTCTGATCCAAGAAGCATCAACCGATGGCAAGAACTTATTTCTTAGCGGTTGTTTTATGGAATCAGAAGTTCGTAATAGAAACGGGCGTATCTACCCAGTTGCAGAAATGCAAGCGGCAGTCAACAAACTCAATGAGTCCATAAAAACTGATGGCGGTATTTTTGGTGAATTGGATCACCCCAACTCTTTGGTTGTATCTAGTGATCGTATTAGTCACGTGATTACAGATCTTAGACTTGAAGGTAACCAAGTATTTGGTAAGGCTAAAATCTTGGGAACACCAATGGGTCAAATTGCTAAAGTATTAATTACTGAAAGCGGTGTTAAAATGGGTGTTAGCAGCCGCGGAGCTGGTGACGTTAATGAAAGTGGTATTGTAAGTGGATTCAACTTAATCACTATTGATATCGTAAGTACCCCAAGCTGCTCAAGTGCATATCCAACTTCAATTTACGAATCATTAGATTCAAGTAAGTCTGGTCGCATCGTAATGTCATTAGCAGAACAGGTTCATTCTGATGCAGCCGCACAGAAATACCTAGTTAATGAAGTTAAAAAATGGTTACGTCAAGAATATAAATTGGGTTAATCGAACAAAAAAAAGGGCGCATTTAGCGCCCTTTTTTATGATTACTTATTTCTCTTCGTAATCTTCTTCATCAGAATCCAGCTCATCTTCGTCTTCTTCGTCAGAATCTTCGTCTTCATATTCATCTTCGTCAGAATCTTCGTCTTCGTCTTCTTCGTCTGAATCTTCGTCTTCGTCTTCTTCGTCAGAATCTGAACCTTCTTCGCCTGAATCTTCGTCTTCATATTCATCTTCGTCAGAATCTTCGTCTTCTTCGTCAGAATCTTCACCATGATGTTCAGATGAACCTTCTAAATCTTCATCTTCATCTTCGCCGTCCATTTCTTCTTCAGCTTTAACTTCAGCAACTAGATCGCGCATTTTGCTTGTTGCATAGTCATGAAAATATTGTTCCGCTAAATCTTCATCCTCAGCAATGATAGCATCTAACATGCTTCTAAGCTTTTCTTTTCTTTCGGTCATTGAGTAATACTCCAAAGTATAATTAAAATCGAGTTTAACATATATTTATGCATTTACCACGCATGGATAAATATTATACAAATCAGTTCAACTTATAGGTGCGAGAGTAATGGCTTTGGATAATAATGAAGTACTAAGACTTCAACGATTAATGTTCGATATTAGCGGCGCTGCTAGCAGCTTTGCTAGATCTATCAATACGATCTCCGACTCTCAAGAAACCCAAACAAAAAGCAGCAAAAAAATATCTAAAAGCTTTGACGATGCGACTTATGCGATTGATGAGTTTAAACGCTCTATGTCGTATACGATTAAATCATCTAAAACCGCAAATGCGATATTAAATGAGCAAATCGAAGTAATGCGACAATCAACTGTTGCAGAAGCTGATAGAAAAGTAAAGATCAAACAAATTACCGACGCTTATAAGCAAAACGCAAAAAGTGTAACCGATTATGTTAATCACACCATATCAGCACTCGAGCGATCTAATGTAGCGGTATCATCTAGCTGGAAAACATTAACAGAACGAACCACAAACGCTGTAGATGAACAATTTAAGCAGTTTGGTAGTGTATTAGATGCAGCAGAATATAAAAAATCAGCTGATGCGTTCTTTAAAGCAATGTCAATTAGTGGTAATGAAATTACCATTCATAATAAGCGAGTAGTTGAAGAATACATTAGAGCTGGTAATGCCATAGGTAACGTTTCACAACCGTTTAAAGCTATTGCAAAAAGTTTAAAAGATGCTAACGACACTGGGTTAGATGTTAAAATTAACGACGCAGTGGTTAACAGAACAAAAGTTGCAGCTGATAAGTTAACTGCACGTACTACAAAAATTGTTGATAATGCGCTAGTTGCGTCTACAGCATTATCTAAATTAAGTGGTGGTGTAGATGATATTGATAAAATCTTTACTATTGTTGGCAAGCACCAAGCAAAAAATGCGCAGTTATTAGACGCTGCACTTAAAGGTAACACGGTAGCTACGTTTCATAGTGAATTAGAAAATATCACTAAAACACTTAATGTTGCTGACTTTGAGAAGGCTAAAAAAGCGTTTCTAGTTGAACTAACAAAAACCGCTGATACCGCCGGTAATACTCGACTAGATAAATCAAACGCAGCGTTAATGGATGCGCTTGATCAGTTTATCAGACTTGGTAAGTTAGCTGGCAATACCGAAGAGTGGTTTGCTAAGATACAGCAAAAACGTTCAAATGTTGATACCAATATGAGCGGAGTTGTTCAGTCTGGGTTAACTAAAAATGATGTTGGGACATTATTACAAGATCAAGCACAAACTGCAACAAAGTTAAAAAATGATTTTATCCGTATCAGTACAAATATGTTGGAAGATGCGGTTGCATCTACCGCCGACGCTACATTTGTTTCAACTGTTGATGCAGTACAACAAGCTGCAGCAATGGCAAACAAGGCGTTTGCTGAACAAGGTAAAGCCATGTTCAACCAAGCTGCCGAAACATTTGTTAACGGCTCGCAGTTTGAACTTGAAAACACTGTTGTTGCATTACTTCGCGATTCATTAAAAGACACTAACAGTGCTGCAGCAGGGCTGAATAGTATTGATCAGGTAAACAGCCTAGCTGACTATACACAATCATTAACAAACCTTACGTCAGTATTAGCACAAAATGGTGATAAACTTGATAGTAGTAACCTTGAGTTATTACAAGCGGTAATCGATAGCGGTACAGCTGCTGGCATGGCTAGCTCGGTGCAGATCGCCACACTCACCAATATGCGTGATGATCTCAAAACCAATGGTCAGTTAATACTACAAGCTGATAAATCTCAAGAGCTAATAATAGTTGCACGTGAGGTTACTTCTGCGTTAGAAGATACTGAGTCGGTTTTAAAGGAATTTAATAAGAAACAAGGTAGAGTTGGTGAGTCGTTAAGAGGTATGGGTAAGTTTGGTCAAGTATTGACTGAACTTATGGCTGAACGTCGAAACACTGGTAGAATGAACACCGGTGCCGCTATTGAACGCGCGGGGGGTGTCGGTGCAATTGCAGCATCTATTGGATCACTCATCAAAGGTGCATTAAGCTCCATAAAAGACGCTGTTGAAAAGATCAACAACTATACATCTAAAGAATATGATGCGTTTGTAGGTAATAATCTGCAAATGAACCGTACCGCGTACGGTACATCTAGCGCAACTGATCTTAAAATGGGTGAAGGTGATTATCTTCAAACCATGGCTGCAAACAAGCAAGCCTGGTCGGTTGAGGGATCTAAGACAGTTGTTGAACAAATGAAAAAATCTCGTGATGATTACGAGCAAACATTTGGTTCAGACTCCAAGGTAATCGCACAAAATCAATTAGCGTTTAAGGAAATGTCGCAAATCACTGGTTTAACAACTGGTGCAATCAGCGGTATGATGCATGATATGCGTCAAATGTCTACAGTTGTTGCGTTGAGTACGCAAGAACTTGCGGACATGGTTGTTAATATCTCAAAAGATAATGCATTCCAAAGCGTACTACAGAAGCTGAATGTAGCAGAACGCGCCGCAACAATGAAGGATTTGCAGGCGACGATAGATCATGCAGCTGCAATGGGTATGTCGAAGGAATCTATTCAGAAATTTGCACAAGCTGTGATGACCGTCGGTGAAGGATTAGCGCCAGAGGAAATCGTAGGTGATGTTGGCTCACTGTATCAATTAGCAAATGTATTAGAAACACAAGCGCAAGCAGCTGGTGTTGATATTGCCAAATATGGACTATCCCCGGAAAATATACAGCAGGTATCAGATGCGTTAGCTACCGATGCATCTGCGCGAACCGAAGCGCAAAAGAAAGCTATTGCTGATATGGGAACAAACTATACTCTAGCAAAAAACGATATTGATAAGGCGCTGACTTCTCAGATTAAAATGTCAGATGATCAAAACACAAAATCTGCATTGTCTTTGCGTAAGGCTGACCTTAATTCTAAATCTAGTGAGATAATTAAGGGTATGTCAGAAGGTGCTCAAACCATCTTCAACGAACCACAAAAAGAAAAATTAGCAATTGATTCTGAGCGTAACCGGTTACAAAACGGTCAGACAGAAGACCAGTTAAAACAACAGGGAGAAGCACAGCAAAAGGCTGAGGAACCAGTATACTTAGAATTTGAAAAATGGATAGCAGACGCAACCAATACAGTACACGCATTTAGTGATAGCTTAGTAGGCACAGCAGTAGAGATTGTAGCGGGCTTTGCAATGGTTGCACTAACAGTTGCAGCGTTTGCAGCGGAGGCAGGTGCGGTTGCTGCGGGTATAGCTACGATTGGGGCAGGGCTGGTTGCAGCAGCGCCAGTTGTAGCGGGTGTGGTGGTAGGTGGAGCAGCTGCAGCCGGGGTCGGATATGCGGTACATGAGGCCTGGAAGTATTTCTCAGGTGATGATAAGGGTAAAAAAGCAAAAGAGTTACCACCAGAAAAGCCAAATACATTACCCGATAACTCACAACAGGCTCAAATAACACCTGAGGATAAAAAAGCAACTGTTGTTACTGAACCCACACAACCAATTCAACCCCCCGCTAATACACAAGCAGCAGAGGTTCGACCAGAGCCGCCCAAACTACCAACAGAACAAATCAATCAGTCGTTAGCCGAACAATTAACGTCAGGTTTTGATAATTTAGGAAAAGATATGAAGGTGTATTTTGGTACACTACCACAGGACGTGGCAAGTACTGCAAGCACAAATGCTGCATTATTAGATATAATGCAGCAATGGATTAACTCACAAAAACAACAGCAGGTGGTACCAGTTCAAACTACACCACCAAACGTTACCCGTTAGCGTTGTGGTTGCTGTTGTTGCTGTTGCTGTTGTTGCTGTTGGTCCGGTTGAACCTGTTGTTGAGCAGGCTGCGCCATACCACGTGCTGTAGCTTGCTTATTGATCATAGCTAATTGTTGTTGTAATCTACGAGCTTGATCATCATACAATTTATTTGCACGAGCTTTTTGCATAGCGATTGCAGCTAATTTTGCTTGAATAGCATTAACATTAGCGGTAACGTCTTCATTCATCACATCTAAAAAATTCATAAACCCTTCATATTTTGGTGTGTTAGTAACTTCATTACGATACTTTGCTAATTTCGCTAAACGTTCCGACTCTTTCTTTTCTTCAGATTGCTTCTTAAAATGTTCTTCAGCGCGAAGCATATCTTCTTCGTTTTTAACTTTTGTGTTTGTCATCTGAATTGTTAACTTAGCCTGCTCAGCCTCTGCTGCCGCAGACTTAGCTTTTGCTTCAGCCGCTTTTGCATCAGCATCCGCTTTTAACATATCAATAACTTTCAACAAGATGCTTTGATCGTCCGCACCAGGTGCAGGCTCCGCAGGTGGTAGTTCAGGATTTTCACCTTCCGCACCAGGCTCTCCTTCCGCGCCAGGTACCTTATCATCACCTTGACCTTGATCGTTACCATCACCATCTTTTTTAGCGTCTAATACGTTGTCAACCTCTTCGTCTTCAGGTATCTTAGGCCACTCTACGTATAAGATGTCAAATGAATTTCTTAAGTTGAATAAAATTTCATTTACGTCAATTTGATTATCATCTTGTAATAATTTGCTCAACGCTTGCTTAAATTCTGAATCTTGATCTTTTTTGACGTACACTTTTGTAATATTGCCATCAGCATCTTCAATCCCATATACCACAGAATCTTGCTTTAACTCGCTAGATTTTTCAGCACTTTTTAGCTTTGATACCACATCAATACTACTAAAATTATTAACTTTTTTATCTTCAGTTAATTTTAATTTTTTAATACGTTGTCTTTTACGGTTTTTAGCCATCATTGGCTCGCGAACACCTGCGATACTCCCCGTAGAGATGCAACCGGCCTCACCGTCTTCTTTTAAATAATCTGTTAGTCTCATTATGCTATACACTCCGGAGATACAACTAATAAATATGTTTATATTTATAGAACTAAGAGATAGCTATGACCACCTCAACATTAACTGAAAATAATTCCAAAGAAATATCTATTGTGAGCCGTGAATTTAGCCCAACGTGGCCGTTTACACAAGGTATTCTGCGTGAAGATGTAAACATACTATACACTCATAGCCTAACACCAGGTGATTTTGAAAAAAACATTCCAGTGTTTCAAATATATGAATGTGAAGGTAAGTATGTTTGCGGTGTACATAATTTTACAACTGATCGCTATAAACTAGATAGAACATTTATACTTGAAGATACTATCGGTAATTATGTGGATATTGTATTACTAGGTGTAAATGATAATAAGCCAATTAGAGGTAAAGTAGACACTGGTGCTGCCTGTTGTAGTATGCATGCAACTAATATACACATTAGTGATAAAACTGTTGAATTTGATTTAGGTAATTCTAGATACAGACTTAATCTAGAAGGTAACCAACAAATTCAGACTGCAGATAATGGAACAGAAAATAGACCTGTTGTGCTATTTAACTGTAAGATGAATGGTGAGCTAATTAAAAACGTGCAAGTTAATTTAAATGACCGAACAGGTCTGGAACCATTCTTAGTTGGTCAAAATTTACTTAAACAAACAAACGCTAAAATTGATCCAAAATTAGAACATTTAGTAGAACAGTGCTTAAGCCACCTATCGTAACCGTTAATGGTTTTTTAACACCATTGAAATGCCAAGCAAGTAATGTGTTGGAGTTTACGGTACATAAGCTTGATAGTGTAATACCGCAGGTTGAAGAATATTACGATGTTAATATATCAGAAGTTATTGAGCCGTATTTTGGTGCAATATTAACATCACCTGTATGCGATAACAGCACATATAGTAACGGTCAATGGCAGCGTAAAAATAAGTATGATTTTACTGGATATATTCCACTAACATCATATAACAACACAACACCATTTGATCCAACTACCGATGTATACGGTGGTGAATTAATGTTTAAAACTTTAAAGTTTAAGCATCCACCGTATTTGGGACAATTAATAGTATTCCCAAGTGCTCCAAACTTTCTTCATTTTCATAATACGATTAAGATTGGGGCATTACAGTATATCAAGTTTCATTTAATTTGCGATGAACCGTATG